CAGCCCCTGCCACTGTCGCTCCTCTGCTTGCTCGATTGCAACGCGGAGAGCAGTGATTGCGCCTTGAACCGCTGGGCCAGGACGCATCACTCGTTCTAGCGCCTCCAGCGCCTGCTTCATTGCTTCGATGCTCATTTCTCTTTCCTCTGAAAATCCTCGCACTTCCGCTTCCAGCCCCAGTCGCTGCTGTGCGCCTGGGAGAATGTCAGAGGCTTGTAAAAACGTGGTCGGTGGTTCTTGGTGCATGGTCCGTCTTTGTTGTTCCATTTATCGCCGTCAAAATGCTGGCACTCGTCACACCATTGAGCTTTCATTTCTCTCCCCTTGCTCTGATTGCTGCGGCGCAGTCATACGGCGTGGAGTTTGGGGGCCAGTCCTGCAATGTTTCACACACCACCGCACACGCCTCACGCTCGGCAGCAACACCGGCTTTGAATCCGTTTTCGTAAGCCCGGACCAATTGATCGGCGTTTTCTTTAGCCCACGCTACTTTCTGCGCTTCGGTCCATGTTGCGTCGATCCACTGCTTCATTTGTTCAGTAGTCAGGATCATCTGTTCTCTCCTGCATGTAGTATTTCAGTTCAACAATCCGAGCACACTCACGGAGCTTCGAGACGTTCGTACGCTTCATGACTTCAATCGCAATTGCAACAAACGTCTCGATCTCCGCTCGCTCCTCATCACCCCGCCCGATCAGCGTCCCGATGCACTCCTGCAACCGCGTGTCCTTGAGCTTGGCCACCCGCTCGACCACATACTCAAGATCTTCGCGGGGGAGCGCTGCACGTAGGTGCAGCAACTCCTTCATCCTCACAGTCTGCTCGGCCACGAAGTCGGCATCGGGCTTGATGCGACGCACTTCAATCTCCTATCAAGTTGCCGATGTTGGATGCGTGAGCTTCCTTGTACGTCGGCTCGACAAGCTCCCGTATGTGCGGTGGGATCTTGGGCAGCGGGCACCACCCCACCCACCAGTCATCCTTGCCTTCCCAGCGCCCCGTCTGAGCAATCCCCGCTTTGTTGAGCAGCAGGATCCGTGGGCCGGTCGGGCAGTCCTCCATCGTGCGCCAAAACAGTCCGGGGTCCGTGATCGCTTCCTGGTTAGTTGTCATTCGTCCTCCATATAGTCCGAAAGGGGCCGGTCATCAAGCGAGCCGTAGGGCACGGCCCGTCCATCCCATCCCTCTGCGTGGATGCCTTGGTTGATCATCCACAGCATGTCGGCGTATGTCTGATCTTTGAACGCCTGGATTGCGTTGGCCTTGGCCACCTTCATGGCATCCTCCTGATCTGTGGCGACAACCACATAGTCGAACTCCACCGTGACGGTGAAGGGCTTTTTACTGGTCTTCATGCTGCGCTCCGATCTGTGCTCTGGTGAGCCGGACTTCGACGATCATCTCGTCGCAGATTTCAATGGCTTTCTGGAAGTCCCCGACAAGCATCGCCTCATACATTTTGCCGGTGAGCTCGCGAACTTTTTGGTGTCCTTCAACCCAATCAATCATGATGCGGTTCCTTTGGTTCAGACGACGAATGCCATGAAAGGGTCTTCGTCATCTGCTGTCTTGTGGGACGAGAAGAGGGTGATCTCGACCTGACCGTGATCGGTCTCAATCGTGATGGTCCGGGTGGCGTAGCTTTGCACAGCGCCCTTGCATTCACGCTCGGCTTCAATCGTGACACGCTTGACGCCGTGGACATTGAGGCTTGAAACAAATGACATGATAGTTCTCCTTTCTGTGGTTAAAGAAGAGAGCCTAGCGCTCAATCCCGTCAAGCTCATCGGCGAGGAGTTTGGCATACCCTGCAACATCAGACCACGAGTCAATGTGGTTCGGATCCCCGTTCACAATGCGAGCAATCTTGTGGGCGATCATCTCCAAAGCCTCCCACTGGCTATCGGTGAACTCAGTGCCCACGGCACTTGCATGACGGACCATGACGCGTTTGAGTTCTTGGCAGAGTTGGGCCAGATTCTTGAACTTCCCATAGCGCGAGCCCCGTTCATTGAGGATCGCATCGATCCCTGTCACCTGCCCCTGGGCCGGGGGCCGCACATCGAGGACGACGGTTGGGGCGGGACGCAGGGCTGCTGCGGTCTTGCGTTTGCGTGTTGCCATGTCTGAACTCCCTATTCGTTGATGGCTAGGATGATGACCGTGAGGATGGCGAGGATGGACAGGATGCCGATGGGAAGATCCTTGGGCCACGGTCGGCGCTGCCTGCCCATCAAAACCTTCTGGATCTCCAACTCATCGTCACACATTGTCATGGGCGGTGGGACGTAGGCCGACCCGATCCGGACTTTCCCGGTGTCAACACAGAAGAGTGTCTCACGGCGTTTGTTGTCTATGACAACTTGGTTGTTTTGTTTGACAAGCATTTCAGAACTTTGCCTCCTCTGCATCGGGGTAAGCGGGCTTTTTCTCCCGTGGCGGCTTGGGCTGCTTGGGGCACGAAAAGCCCTTCCCGTCCCAGACCGGAAACGGCCAGGGGAGGGGCGGGGTGGGTGTGGGCTGGGACATCAAATTCTCCTTTCTGTGTACTGGAAACGCCACGATAACGCTACATTTAGCGCGTGTCAACGCCTTCCTGCAAACTTTCGTAGATCTCGTCTTCCAAGAGCATGATCTCTTGCTCGGGGACGTTGCGTGTGATGTCGATTGAACGGGGCTTGCCGCCTGGCCCGAGGACCGAGATCTCGATCCTTGTGATGTCGATCATGGCCGGGAGCCATTGTCCTTCATGCTGGAGCGGCGGCAGGATTTCAAAAGTGAGTTCGACGGGCAGGCTCATCTCCGTCGCGAACTTCTGGCTCGCTGTCCTCGGCCTTTTTGCGGCCGCGTTGGGGTTTTTGCTGTTCTGCAAGTTCTTTCTCCTTCTGTCTGGTTTCTTCGATGCGTGCGAGGAGCAGTGAGTCCTGGTAGGCCTCCTCGAACGCGGGTTCCACAAGTGCGGCGACAATGCGCCCGAAGCTCACCTGATAGAGCCTGCCCATCTCATGGAGTTTGATGTAGGTCTCCTCGGGGATGAGGATCGCCTTGTACCGTTTTCCTGGACGCTGGGAGGGGGATTCGCGTTTTGGCTGCTTCGGCTGCTTGCGATACATCCGTTTCTGGCGCTTGCGCGGAGGCTTGCGTTCATAGATCCCGTTGACCAGGCCAGCGTACTTTTTGTTTGTCGGGGGTCCGAAGTCCATGATTCTCCTTTCTCAAAAAAAGTGCCGGGGCGAGCCTGGCACAACTCTCCCGAAGGAGAGCAGGAGGAGACAACAGCAAACCAGAGCCTTCATTATGCAGCCTCTCCCCAGCTTCGTCCAGTCTCCACATCAACTTTTGAGGGGACTTCCAGCTTCACGGCATGGGTCATGATGTCGGCGGCTTCGCGGGCCTCGTCCACTGTGTCAACAGACAGGGCCAACTCGTCGTGCACCTGGAGCAAGAGCCGGAATCCGGCCTTGTGGAGCGCGACCATCGCGGCCTTGGTCTGGTCGGCGGCCGACCCTTGGATGAGCCGGTTCAGGCCCTTGTAAGTGCCTGCTCGCTTGATCCGTCGGCCGTATTCGATGACAGCCTGCTCGTACGGGAGCGCCTTGTTCACGCCCCACTCCACCGGCTCCCAGAGCGGGAAGCGGCACTTGCGGCCGAGCAGTGTGCGGATCGTGCCTCCGGAGGCGGGGTGCTCGATCCTCTTCATCACCGCGTCCACCGTGCCTTTAAGGAAAGGCACCTTTTGATGGAAGGTGGAGATGAGAGCGCTGGCCTCCTCTTGTGGTAAACTTAACTCGTTCGCAAGCTTGGCCTTACCCATTCCGTAAGTCAACCCGAGACCGATTGTCTTCGCTGCCTTGCGTTTGATGCCTGCCATGTCGGCAACCATCTGGTGGAAGTCCGTGTTCGGATCGTTCCGATAGGCCTCGGCCATCTTCTCTGCTCCGGGCAAGTCCAAGAACGTGGCGTAGTGGACCAAGAGCCGTGGTTCTTGGGCCGAGAAGTCATTGGCCGCCCAAAGCTGGCCCTCTGGCAGGAACAGACTCCTGACCATCGGCCCGATGATCTCATGCCGGGCGGGCACTTGTTGGAGGTTCGGATTGGCCGCTGACAGCCGTCCGGTGACCGTGCCGCCATCGTCAGAGCGAAGCTGATTGAAGTGGGTGTGGATGCACCCGTCTTGGGCACTGTGCCGCAGGTAGGGATCCAGGAATGTGCCGTGAGTCTTGTTCACCTCCCTGGCCTCCACAATCATTTTGGCCATGGGGTGGTCGTGAGATTCAAGGAAGGATTTCGTGAAGCTCGGAGCACCGTTCGCGGTCCGTGGATATTGGACCCCAAGCCGGTTAAAGGCGGCCGCAATGCTGGCGGCAGCCCAGATGTCCACCGACACCCCTGCCTGGCTCTTGATCATGCCCAGCAGCTGCTTCTCCTGCTTCCTCAGATCATCTAGCAGTTGCTCACACTTCTCCCTATCGAAACGAACACCGCGATAGGTCAGGTCTACCAGGATCGGGAGCAGTTCGGTTTCGAGATTGAAGATGTGTTCGATGTCCTCGGACTTAATCAAGGCTTTGAAGTGGTGCCAGAGCTTGAGGGTCAACGCAGCGTCTTGCTCGGCGTAGTCGCCCACGTGCATGGCCGGGAGCTTCCAGAGTTCCCTCTTGGGATGGACACCAAAATCGTGGGCGGCCTCTTT